TCAGATTGTAGTCACTTTTTCAGTGCTGTCAGAAGCATTATTTTGATATGATTTTTTTGCGAAATCGTTCAGCTTCTGGATGGATTTTCCTTCCTGTCTCCGCAGTTCTGCGTATGTATCCAGCAGCATTTTCGAATTGCTGTGTCCCATGATTTCCACCGCTTCCATGATATCAATACCGGAATAATACAGCATGGTTGCATATTCATGCCGGAATGTATGCGATCCCAGCCCCGGACACATATCTACATCGAACTTGATACGACCGTTTTCGTAGTGATGTGTGCCGCCGCAGGCAGTGTTCAATGTCCGCTTGATCCGCTCGAACAGTCTGCGATACTGCGACTTTTTCAGATAGCTGCCATCAGTTCCGGGAAACAGAAGATTACCCTGTAATGTAGACAGATACTTTTTCAGGACGTCCGCCAGTGGATCCAGCAGATAGATCTCACGCTCTCCACTGTCTGTTTTCGTGTCTTTGAGCACGGCAGTTTCTCCAACGAACTTAACTGCCTTGTTGACAGTGATCTTTTTCCGGGCAAAATTGATATCAAACCGTGTCAGAGGGATGATTTCCTGCCGCCGCATTCCGGTATACAGCAACATATGCAGCAGTGTACTTGCCTGCGGATCCAGCTCTAAGTCTTCCAGGTGGATACGTTCCAGCTCTGTCAGTGCCCGTTTTTTCTTCTTCGGTGCAGGATCTTTTTCGATATTTTCCGCAACATTCTTGAACAGCAGGCCATCATCAATGGCAGCACGCATGATCTGGTTGACTGTCTGGTAGTAACGACGCTGCAGATCGGCGTGACCTTTTAGTGCATTGTATCCGGTCTGAACATCTGTTTTTTTAATCTGCAACAGTTTCAGACCATCCAGTGCGGCAGTGTGGTTTTTCAGGATGTTCCGATAACCTTCGATCGTGTTCGTTTCACGCCCGGATTTGTACAGTTCTAACCACTTCCATTTATACGCCCCGAATGTCACGTTCTTTTCTGATACATAGATGCCTTTACTGGTCTGCTCGATCACCTCGGCTTTCTTACGTTCCAGTTCCGCAATACTACGACCGTATACCTGTATGCGGACTCTTTTTCCGGTTTCCGGATTTATTTCATCGGTAGTTACCCATGCGGCGTACCTGCCGTCTTTTCTCTTTTTGTATTTTGCCATAATATCATCCTCCTTAAAAATGGGTATAAAAAATACACCTGTACAGGTGCCGGAGGATTGTGGTATAATCATCTTGTTCAAGGATGGATTATACTGGTCCTCAGACCTGTATAGATTCGCTGATCCGCTTCGGTACGCCAATACCGGGGCGGTTTTGTTATTTAATTAAATTACAAGGTTAGTTATACAACTGCCTCCATGTCAAGATATTCATAACTGTTTTCGTACATATATTCAGGAGCACAGTCAATTTCTTCGTTCATCCAGGTGATAACTCCATGGACAATCTTAAAATTGTTAAAGACAGCCGGATCGTTTAAAGGGGCAAATACTTCACCTTTCAAAACAGTAGCATCAAAGACTCTTTTTTCTCCGGAAGAAAAAGTGAGAAGTAACATTTTATCTCCGGTAACCTTTGCATCCTGTATTTTCAGCAACTCTTTTGCAGAACCTGCATATAAAATACCATTTACTTCAAACATAATAACCCTCCTTACAATGGTTTGATCTTGTCAAAATGTTTGCTTTGCACTGCATTGTTCCAGGCTTCGTATAATTCCGATTCATGCACTGCCATCCAGCCGCTGATCATTCGGAACTGTTTCGAAGGAATAGAACCGGCAAGAAGCAATTTCTTACGAGATCGACTTGCCAAGGGGATGAAAATAACCATTCGGTGAAACTACCGAAATACATAACGATAAGCGGATTCATACCCGCAGTTAATAGAATCATGGATTTGTAAATTAGGTTTTTCAATTTTCCATGAGGAACCTTTTTTAACCAGTTTAAATGTAATGGCAACATCTTCTAGAGAAAAAAATGATTCACCGCCATGACGTATATTAAACAGCATATCTTTGTATACGGCTTTAAGGAGGTCTTGATCAGATGCATATGGATGATAAGCAAAATAATACATGTTGTTCCTTAAAGCGTTTTCTATTGCCAAGCTTGCATCTGGATACGTACAATATATTTTTACAGTTGCTTTATTCTTTTTTATAGATAATGATCTAAATTTATATCGAATTCGCTTATTATATTTTTTACAGAAAGAAGCCATATCTTTTAGTTCAATAAATGCTTTTAAGTCAGAACCCTGAACAAAACACTGTTGCATTTTTTTAACATCATACTTTTTGGCAGCAGAGTAAAAAGTATCGATCACTTTCTTTACGTTCTTTTCTGCTTTAGTCATTTTCTTTTTAGGAATTGTTTTATATTCTTCCTCGCCACAGTTAATACAATATCGTAATGCTTCTCCTTTAGAAAATTTTGTAGCTTTTTCAGATACTTTCCATTTACTAAAAATATGATCCGTTTTTGGAATTAATCGTTTCTGATATTCTTGGCACACGGAACAATAGCGAATTTCCAGACCTTCATCTTCACAATCTGCATCATACTCCACATTCCATGGATCGTTGTTGTGCTGACATGCAGCAAGTGCTGTTAATGGCGATGAAAGTGTTAAAGTTGTTGCTAATAATATAAAAAATTTCTTTTTCATAACTCTTTCCTTCCTTTGAATATTTTTTTTGACTTTTAGAAATAATAGCAGTATGAAAATACTATTATATGACCACATCATACAACACGACCTGACATTTCGCCAGGTAGCCGAACTAACCGGCATTCCACGTTCTACCGTCAGCGACATCGCAAACGGCAAGACATCACCCACCATGAATCAGATGGAACAGCTGGCAGCGGGACTGCAAATTACTATTTCAGACCTATTCGAGTCTGATTATAAGTAATCTTATCTGAGTTGTCCGGGATTTCGGACAATTCAGAAAATTGCATCACTTTTTTTCTCCTGAAACGTTTACTAAGGTGAATGGAAAAATTTACCATATTACACATCACACGTCAGGAGGTACATAAGATGAACAAAGAAACACTGCAAAAAGAATTAAACGAACTCATTAATCAATTAAACGAAGAGCAAATAAAAAGGCTCATTCAGTTAATCAAAGGAATGATTGGGAAGGCTGTCTAGCCTTCCTTTTTTAATTCTTCAAATTGCTTTATAACGGTATCCAATGAATTATCTGGTGCAGAATAAACTAATTCTAATAATGCAGATAATAGAACTTTTTTGACTGGCGAAGTATTTTCTATAATATATCTAAAACGATTACAAACTTGTTCATCTACTGTCATTTTCTTAAACATATTATCTGATCCACCAGCACCAGTGCGAAGCCATTCCTCGTTTACTTCAAATTCTATACAAATGGATTTGATCATATGTTCTGTGGCATTACGATTTCCGTTTTCAATATTAGAAATAGTAGATTTTGTAACGCCGATTCGTTCACCAAATTGATCCATTGTCATTTTAAGGCTTTTTCGTACTTCTCTGATACGTTCGCCAAGTGTCATACATGCACCTTCTTCACTCAGAATCTTTTTTTAATTTTTCAAATTGTTTTACGATGGCATTCCAGGAATCATCAGGAATAGAATATACCATTTCAAGTAGCATGGATAATGCTGCTTTTTTTGCAGGTGTAGAGTTTTCCATAATATAATCAAAGCGGTTATAAGCTTGTTCATAAGGAGTGGATTTGACAAACATATTATCATCTCCGCCTTTACCGGTACGAAGCCATTCTTCATTTACCTTAAATTCTCTGCAAATAGAGACAATAACTGTGTCAAGTGGAGTTCGGGTACCAGATTCATAACTGGCGATAGCGGACTGTTTGACTCCTATACGTTCACCAAAAGCAGTTTGATTTAATTTTAGTGCATTTCTTATTTTTCGTATTCGTTCGTTCGTATTTGATCACCTCACTTTTCTATGTTTAAACGAAGTATAGCATGAAAAATATTACGTTGCAATATTTTTCTACAAAAATGTTGACAAAATAATTACGATGTCATAATATAATATCACAACGAAATAAAAAGCGAGGTGAGAACATGAAAAAACAGATCAATCAGACAAAAGAAGAAAAACGCCTGGAAGATTTCAAAAAAATTGCTGAGAACTGGGATAGTCTCTCAGAGTATGCAAAGGGTAAAATGGACGGAATCATTTCAACGATGGCGACCATGACAGAACAGAAAGCAGGATAGGAGGAAAGTCAAAATGGCAGGAAATAACTTGCAACTTACATTTGCTGTTGCCAGATGTGATGAATGTAAAGCAGAGAATAAACTGTATGAGATTCTCAGAATCCTTCAGTGGAGATGTGCAGATAATATTGCTTCGGCATTGGCATATGACAAAGAAACAGAACAGATACTGGTTGATAAGGATGCATTAATGAGGGCGATCCAATATGCAAATCCCGGACAGGCGTATCGTGATATTCGTCTTGTTACACACGAAGAATATAGAGTGAGAAGAGACAACTGGAAATCCGATTGTACGTGTGATGATGAAAAGATACGCCATGAACGGGAAGCCGATTTACTTCAATAATCCAATGATAGAAGATATAGCGTTGAGTACTTCTTTGACAGTTTTTTTGAAACGACCTTCCATGTAAATGATAGTTTTGTCAGTAAGAATGATGTTATTAGCCAGATCATTACCAGGATCACAGTCAATGTAGCCTTTCTTTTTTAATTTCCAACAAAGAGAAGATACATGATAAGAACTTTCGACCATATTAAAAAGTTCTCTAACTTGGTCAGAATCTGAAAAATAATTTGCCTCTTCGGAAGGCATGGAAGACTGTCGATGTAAAACTTCGCTATACATGGACAAAAGAAGTTTTTGTTGTTCTTTTGTTAAATCATCCATAAAAAGTTTTCCTTTCTTAGTGTACTTGGCTGTTGCAGCAGCCTGTACAACAAGGATAAGAGAAAAACAGGGTGAAGTCAATAAAGAAAGCGGGGTAAGGAAATGTTGAAACCATTAGCAATCCTGTTGCTGTTCTGGATCGTGATTCTGACACTGGATGAATAGAGAAAGTGAGGTGGCAAAATGGAAGAACTTAAAAAAATGCTTCTGGAAGTAATCCGGGAGTGCAAGCAGCCAGAGTTCCCGCCTGAACCGGTACCCACAAGGGTAGCCGCAAAGGTTCTGGGAGTGGAACAGAGCACAGTGATTAACCGAATGGAGTCCGGCGAATTAGACATCGGACTGGTGTTCAGATCGAAGCCGACCAAAAGAGGGCAGGCAAGTCGAAGAAGTACATACATCAGTCCCAAAAAGTTATACGAGCTGACCGGGTTCGTATGGAAAGGAGACAAGCAATGAAAAGAAGAGAAACAGAAGTAACAGAAGAAGTGGAAGAAACAACCGGAGCTGGTGTGATTGCCCCGATCGTAGCCACAGCCACCGCGGCGTTCACGTTCTGGTGGCTGGGAAAATACAGTGTAATCTGCGAACGCGATATTATCGGTACTTCCATCACAGTATGGTGTGCGGTACTGATCTGTGTACTGATGTTGGTGAGCAAGGAGGAAGCAGAATGAAAAAATATGAATTAACAGAGGAAACGGTCACAGTTTACGGGAAAACACTGTACCGGATCAGAGCAGTGCGTGATTTCGGGTCTGTCAAAACTGGAGAGTTCGGCGGATACATCGAGAAAGAGGAAAATCTTTCACATTTCGGCAATGCGTGGGTTTCTGGCAATGCGTGGGTTTTCGACAATGCAAGGGTTTACGACAATGCAAGGGTTTACGACGATACGTGGGTTTACGGCAATGCAAGGGTTTACGACAATGCGTGGGTTTTTGGCAATGCGTGGGTTTTCGGCAATGCAAAAGTTTACGACGATGCGTGGGTTTGTGGCGATGCAAAAGTTTACGGCGATGCGTGGGTTTCTGGCAACGCAGAAGTTTTCAATACGAGGCATTTCTTTGTACAAGGACCGATCGGAAGCCGAAATGGATTTATTACATTTTACAGGACTAAGGATAATACGGTAGAAGTAAGATGTGGCTGCTTTTCGGGAAGCCTCCAGAAATTTGTTGATAGAGTGGAGGAAACGCATGGAGGCAGTAGATACGAAAAGGAATATAAGCTTGCAGCGGAACTGGCAAAAGTATGTATCCGTCTGGAGGGGGAAAGCAGATGATCTGGGTAAATGAAGGACGCGACCCGGCGGGTATTAAGCTGATGAGACGAGCTGGTTTGAACCCGGATCAGTACATAGCAGTGAAGAACAATGCAGAGGAACTGGTAGCTATGGACATCAAAACAGGTGAAAAAGTAATAATTGAAAAAGTCCCGGTGCTGGCAGGCAATCCGGGACTCGAATAAAAAAGCAAGTTCAGTATAGAGCATATGAGAGGAAAAAGCAAGTGAACCATAAAAAAGAAATCGTAAATACACTTCAGAGAATGTCAGGGAAATATTCGGCATATGAGATTTTTTCCGACTGGATTAAGTGTTGTGCTCTGGCAATCAGTAACCAGAGCGACCTGTTCCAGGATAATGAGATATGGGAAAGCCGAGAACAGGAGTATCTTGCGACCATTCGGAAATACCCGCCGGAAGAAGTAAAGGAGTTTACCCGGATGCTTGCGGAACTGGCTTTTGCCCTGGAGGACGAAATAACAGACGTCCTGGGCGAAGTGTACATGGAAGCCGGTATGGGAAGTAAGTCCACCGGGCAGTTTTTCACACCGTACCATTTGTCGAAGATGACTGCCGGGGTTACGATCCCGGCAGACGTTTCGCCGGCGAAACCATTGATACTGAATGAACCAAGTACGGGAGGTGGCGGCATGATTATTGCCGCCGCTGAAATATTGAGAAAAAGAGGGCTGAACCACCAGAGGTGCATGGAAGTGGTTGCACAGGATCTGGACTGGAAGGGGGTGTACATGACCTACCTGCAGCTGTCCCTTTTGGGGATCAAGGCGATTGTGGTACAGGGCAATACCCTGTCAGAGCCATTTACAGACCTGAGGAGCTATCCGAAAGAACGGGTGCTGCTCACGCCTGCACAAAAAGGAATGTTGATTTGAAAGGAAGAAGCAAGATGGAAGGACAGCAGCCAGATGCACGTCAGAGCCTGTATGAAAGTATACTTCTGGTTCTGATGAACGAAGAGGTAGATATCAGCCGCGTTAAGAATGGAATCTATATGGCACTGAATGGGTATGAAGTCCAGGAACGAACAACAGAGATTGCTCTGATTTCGCAGGGGAGAAATGAACAGCTGATGAAACGCTTCCTGCTTGCAAAAACCGTCAGGGGATGCACACCGCGGACATTGGAATATTACAGAAGCACATTGAAGTTTGTTTTTGATTATATCAATAAAACGGTGGATGATATTACGTCAGATGATGTGCGGATCTACAGCATCATGCGGATGAGAAGGGATGGAATAACAGCAGTGACCGCAGATAATGAGCTTCGGATCCTGCGTTCGTTTTTCAATTATCTCCAGCAGGAAGAAATTCTCCTTAGAAACCCGATGACGAAAATCGAGCGGATCAAAGCACCAAAGGTAAAAAAAGAAGCGTTTACGGACATGGAGATCGAGAAGATAAGGATTCAGGCAATAGAGACGGGACTTAAGGAAGCCATGATTGTAGAAACATTACTGAGCACCGGTGCAAGGGTTGCGGAACTATCACAGGTGAAACTGTGTGATATCGAAGGAAAACGCATGCTTGTACATGGAAAAGGACAGAAAGACCGGTACGTATACTTAAATGCTAAAGCGGAGCTTGCAATGAGCAGATATTTAAAGACACGGGACGATGATAACCCTTATCTGATTCCAGGATGCAAAATGGGAAAAGGAGAGCAAAAGGTCGGAAGACCTGCAAAATATAACAGATATGGGCACATAGGAACCAGTGGCATTGAAATCATTGTGAGAAAACTTGCGAAGGCAGCAGGCGTTGCCGAAGGAAACCCGCACAAGTACCGCCGCACCTGTGCAACGATGGCTTTACGCAAAGGGATGCCGATTGAACAGGTATCAAAGATGCTGGGGCATGAGAGAATCGAAACCACGCAGATTTATCTTGACCTCGGTGAGGAAGACCTGAAAGCGGCACACAGAAGATACGTAGTATAGAGCAAAAGGGCATTGCCATGACAGCAATGCCCTCCGCGAATATGCAATATTCCTCAACCGGTTATATTGTATCATTTCGCCGGCGAAAATTCAAGCGGCAAAAGCAGCGGCAGGGCCGCTTTTCAACTTGATTTAGACAATTAAAGATAGGAAAACCAGAGGGATGTATACAAGAAAGACTTGGAAGAGTAAAAACGCGATTGAGATAGCAGAATACCATGACTGCAGGTATGGGGCACCGGGAAGAAGCAGGATGGAAAAAAGGAAAGCCACACCGGAAGAGATGGAGAAGCAGAACCAGAGAAACCGGGAGCGGAAAACAAGACATAAGCTGTGGGCAAACTTCAAGGAAGACGACTACTTTTCAACCTGGACGTTTAAGAAGGAAAGCAGACCGCAGGACATGGGAGAAGCAAAGCAGATCTTCAGCAAAGTGATCGGGCTCATCCGGAGGGAATATAAGAAGCGTGGGCATAAGCTTTGCTGGATCCGCAACATAGAGGTAGGCACAAAAAATGCATGGCATATCCATATCGTGCTGAACCGGATACCGGACACGGACCTGATTCTGAAAAAAGCATGGACATATGGCGGGATCCATAATGAACTGCTGTATACAAGTGGGGAGTTCACAAAGTTGGCGGTATATCTGTGCAAGACACCGAAGACGGACAAGCGTCTGAAGGAGAACAGCTATTCAACGTCCAGGGGATTAGCCGGGATCGAGCCGAAAAGGCGGGTCATGAAGGGCAAGACCTGGAAAAAGGAGATCAGACCGCCGAAAGGCTGGTACATCGATAAAGAGAGCGTCCGCCAGGGAGAGAACAAACTGACCGGACAGCCATACCGGACCTATATCCTGTTCCGGATACAGAGGAAATAAAGACACGGCAACAGGGCAGAAAAGCACTAAAAACAATAGATAAAGACAAAATATGTGGACAGTGTGCATAAAATGTGTACAACTACAAGGAATAGGGCAGAAATGCGATAAAAGGGAGTCCACAGAAAGGAGAAACCAGTGGAAGAACATAGAGCAAAAGTAAAAGCATACATAAAAGTGACCAGCTGGCAATATGCCTGGATGCTGGAATATAACGGGCACCGCCTGTACGGGGAAGGAGAAGGGAGCACGCACAGCGTAAACCGGAAGCTGACAGCGATCGAAGCCCTGGCGGATATGCTGGGGCACATGAACAGGGGAGCAACGATCGACCTGGAGATCAATGAGATGAACGTTGCAAACTACATCAACAGTGGATGGCTGGGCAAGTGGAAACAGAATAACTGGAAAACCGTGGGTGGTGTCGGGGTTAAATACGCAGAAACATGGAAAACGGTACGCTTTGAGCCACATGAGCTCCGTGCGAAATACGTCCGCGGGCTGGAGATACCGGCATGAGCGGCGAGTGGGACGGCTTCTTGCTGCCGAAAAACGGCAGGAAGAAAAAGCGGAAAAAACATGGCAGAAGCATCATGCAGGCAGGGAAATACTGCTATCTGTGTGCCAGATTCTACGGAGACTATGGGCGAAAGCCTGTGCAGAAGCACCACGTAGTCTTTGGGTGGGGAAACAGGCAGATATCAGAGGAGCTGGGATTGACCGTCTACCTGTGTGACCAGCACCATGAACACGGACCAGACGCAGTGCACGTGAACCATGAAATGGCACGAATTTTGCAGGCAGACGCTCAGGAAACGTATGAACAGACACACACCAGAGAGGAGTGGATGGAGCGGATTGGGCGGAATTACAAACTATAAATGGCAGAAACAGTTCGAGGAGCAGTGGGGCATCCTGCATAATCGATACGGAAAGCGGGATCTGCTGAGAGAATGGCCGGAGACAACGGCAAAAGTGATGAAAGCATTGAAGAGAAAGGAAGGCAAACAGAATGAACAAAGTAATCTTGATGGGAAGATTAACCAGAGACCCGGATATCCGACATTCTGCTGGCGAGAACAGTACAGCAGTTGCACGTTATACACTGGCAGTGGATCGCAGATACAAGCGTGATGGCGAGGCAGGTGCTGATTTTATCAGCTGTGTGGCGTTCGGACGCAGTGCAGAGTTTGCCCAGAAGTATTTCCGCCAGGGGCTGAAAGTAGTCGTCACAGGTCGTATCCAGACAGGAAGCTATACCAACCGGGACGGCAACAAGGTTTACACGACAGATGTAGTAGTTGAGGATCAGGAGTTTGCAGAAAACAAGGCAGCAGGACAGGGAGAAAACAGCAGATCTGAGCAGAAACCAGAGCCGCAAGTAGATGCAGATGGATTTATGAACATACCGGACGGTATTGACGAAGAACTGCCGTTTGCATAGAAACTGATCTGAATTACGGCAAGGAGAAAGGAAGAAGATATGATGTTCACAAAATTTGGCGAAATGAACTCCTACAAGGAGATCAATGAACTGGCGGAAAACCTGTTCAACGAGGGCGATATCAAAAGTCTGAAAGAAATGGCTAAAGAGAACGGGATTCCGGAAGATATGACAGAAATGTACCTGCAGGGCGAAATCCCACAGCTCTGCGAGGCAATGGATGCGGCACTGGGAAAGATCGATGTCGAGGCCAGAGAGCTGAAGCCGCAGGAGATCATGCTGGACTGGGTGGAATACCTGAGAGGTCAGTGTATGGAAAATGAGATGCTTGCGTTTCAGGTACGAAAGAAAGGAAAGAGCTTGGCCGGATGCATCGGGACGTTACTGCAATGGTCCTATACGAACCGGGTATCTGTACATAAGGATGTGATGAAGGCAACAGGAATCAAAGGGAGCTATAAACTTGGCATGTGCCCGGGAATGGCAACCGCAAAGAAACTGATCACAGAGTACTATATGGGAAAGTAGGCGGCAGTAATGAAAAAGAAAGCTATCGAAAAAATCCCATACCTGGGACTGAAACAGGTCAGCAGCGGGCAGGATGTGAAATATATCGGGGTAACGGCACTCAAGATTGTGGGGCATGAAAAGCACCTGTTACTGGAGGTGTACCGAAATGAAAAAGAATCCATGAATATTCCGGTTGTACGAATCGCAGTGACAAAGAAAGACTTCGGTACTTATCGCACTGACCAAGATATCTGGACCAGAGAAAAGATAGCAAAGGACTATTATTACGGTGCGACACTGGTCTGGGATAAGGCAGGAGGACGAACAGAACGAAATGCCAGAGCAAAATCCAATATCCTTGCATCGGAAGAAGACATGCAGCGTATTGAAAAATTCTGTGGGAAAAATGGATGGTACAAAAGCGAATGGTGGGAGCACATATACCAGTTTCAGAGTTCTATCGTGCATGAGGAAAGAAGACGGCGGGAAAACAGAAAGTATGAAAGACGGCAGCAGGCGTTGAAAGACCGCCAGGAGCACACACCGGAACTCCCGGAAGCGGAGATCCTGGAGATGGCAGACAGGTTCTATTTCCACCAAAAACATTTCCTGTACTATAAAAAACGCGGCTGCCGGGTGCGGATCGCCTGTACCAAATGCGGAGGTGTGACAGAAGCGAGATGGAAAGGCGGAATAAGCTACGAGAGCCAGTACCAGAAATGGGTGGACCCGCCGAAAGAGGGTGATCTTGCACCATGCCCGATGTGTGGGGAGACTGGTAAGTACAAATGCCAGGGCAAAGTAAAAGGTATGCATAGCCAAAAGATTTATGCATTCCTTGGACAGAAATATAAAGAAACAGGCATGGTGTTCCGTTACATAGAGCTGATAAAAGAATGGAAACTCGGGATGGTAGAAGACGGGGAAGAAACGGTCATGTATAATGCCAGTGAAGAAATTTCCGGTGTCGAAATAGCAAGGGCCTATTTTGCACCGGGAGAGAAAACACAGATTGATTACCATAAGTGTAACCGCATTGACGGAAAAAATTACTGGGATGACTGCAACCTGTACGGCAACGCCAACATCACGATCCATGCAGGGCGGATCCTGCCGCATACCTACCGTGAAATGCAGGGAACCATATTCCAGTACAGTGCCCTGCAGGAATATGAAAAAATGGTCCCGGAAGTCAACCCGGTCAGATACCTGGAACGCTGCCTGGATATCCCACAGTTGGAAATGATTGTAAAAATGGGATTAAGCGAGATCGCGGCGTCCATCGTCCGGTGTGAGTGCGGCATCATAGCAGACACAAATGCAAAACGGCTGGATAAATTCCTGGGGATCCGGAAAGAGCGGACACAGCAATTGATTAAAAGCAAAGGCAACTGTGCACTCCTGGAAGTTATGAAGACGGAAAAGAATCTGAAACAGAACTGGACAGATGAACAGATCGAACACCTGGCAGTGACAAGACTGAGACAGGGACAGGTCGAACAGGCATTACAGTACATGGGCATACAGAAGCTTCTGAACCGGATAGAACGGTATGCCGGATGCAGATATGAAAGTGCCTGCCTGCGTGCACAGGAACGGATCAGACACATGGCAGTAACCTACACGGATTACCTGGGTATGCGGCTGTCACTTGGGTACGACCTGACGAACACGGTATACCAACAGCCGAGAGACCTGGAAGCGGAACACAACAAGATGGCGGCAGAACAAAACAAGAAAGAAGCAGACAAACGTCTGCTGGAAGCAAAAAAGAAATTTGCAGGCATCCGGGACAGCTACCGGAAGCTCAGAAACCGGTATTTCTATGAAGATCATGGATATATCATCCGGCCGGCAAGGTCAGCGGAAGAGATCGTTATGGAAGGCAGGATCCTGCACCATTGCGTTGGCAGAGACGGCTATCTTAGGAAACACAATGATGGACAGAGCTACATTCTGATGCTGCGGTCCGCAAAAGAACCGGAGATACCGTACATAACCGTAGAGATCGAGCGGGACACGCACCGGCTCATCCAGTGGTACGGGGCACACGACCGCAAACCAGATGAAGAGCACATGCAGAAGTGGCTGGATGATTATGTGGGGCATCTGAAACAGAAAGATGCAGAAGCAAAGCAGAGGGCACAGAGCGTGGCGTAAGGAGGGAATATGGAGTACACACAGATCACACTGAATGACTGGATGGAAATGAAACAGAAGCTGAAACAGGAACTGCTTGGCGTGAAGCAGTCCTTTGTCCGGATCGGGTACGCACTTCGAAAGATTGATGATGCGAAACTGTACGAACAGGACGGATACAAGAGCATTGCAGAGTTCGCGAAATCCGAATATGGACTGGAAGGTTCCACGGTATCACGATTTATGAGCATCAACCGGGAATATTCCATAGACGGCTATTCCGAACGCCTGAAGCCGGAATATGCAGACTTCAACCGTTCCCAGCTGGAAGAGATGCTGAAGCTTCCGGAAGCAGACCGGGAGATGGTCACACCGGACACGGCAAGAAAAGAAATCCGTGACATTAAGAAATTCAACCAGGCAGAACCGCAGGAGGGCATTGCGGATGATGTAACGGAGCTGATCCGGCATTTTGGGGAGGACAACGCAGAGACCCTGGAAAAACTGTATCAGTGCGGCATAGCAGATAACCTGCATGACAATATCAACCGATTGGTTGATATTGTGAACCCGGGCGGCAGCAGGAGCTACCGTAAAGGGCTGTTCTTCCTGATGTTCCATGAAGACTGCCTGAAATATAAGAAATACGGACAAACACCGCAGAGAATGGAGTACCGTGAATTTTTTGAACGGATCCTGGATGCTTTTGGTGATGAACCGGAAGAAGAGACAATGGAAGAGGTGACAGAAGCTGAGCATGAAAGAACAGATAGCGAACCTGAAAGAGGAGTGGAAGAACTGGCAGCAGAACCGCAAAGAGATAGCGGAGTTGAGAGAAAAGATCCTGAGAGAGGGGAACATGAACAGGAGCGAACTGGACAGCCAGATCCGAAAGTCGAAGAGCCGGAAAAAACAGTAATTTCGCCGGCGAAAAAAACGCAAGAAAAAGAAGAAACTGTTCCGGAAATCATTGAAAGTGCAACTGAAATTGAAGAAAGTGTTCCAAAAATCATGGAAAATGTGGTTGAAATTGAGGAAGACGTTCCGAAAAATGCTGAAAATGAAGTTGAAGTTGAAGAGAACGTTCCAGAAAATACAGAAGAAGCGGAAATTCAAGAACGAGTTCTGAAGACTAAGGCATACTGCAAAGAGATTCAAAGAGCAATGGAAAGAAAAGAATATGAAACAGCGATGAGAATAACTGAAAAGATGATGAAGTACATCAGGAGAGTTATTGAAATTAGCGAGTAAAGATGAAAGGTGGAATGAAATAATGTTTGTGCATTTGAAGGATTTTAAAAGACTGCTCAAACAAGCCTACACAGGTGTAGGCTTGTGCGTGGCACGAAGAGGGGATGATGTGCTGCTTAGCGGTTCTGACTGGGTGATCGCCACAGAAAAAGGATCCATGGATAAAAAGCAGCTGGCAGCAGTTATTGAACTGACGGGAGAGCTTCCGGGAAAAGGAGAAGCTTTTAAGGCAACGAAGGAAGGGAACCAGTACGAAATCAGCGAGGTCCACTGGGAAATGATAGACAGAACGGATGTGGACAGAGAGAAAAAGGAAAAATTAACCGTGACGCCGATTGTGTTGGAAAGATACCCAAATGGAAAAGCCATGAGGGTATTACAGGCAGCAGACGGACGGGTAGAAGTGTTAAATGACAGATTCGTAAAAGCAATTGATTCTGCATCGATGAACTTAGATTATGAGCATGAAGTTCAAGGACCGTTCGTTAATCCTAAATTTCCGAAGCAGGTGTACTGGAAAAGCGAAGCAACGACACTGACAGCTATCTTGTACGATCAGGACGAACTGAAAGAAAAAGATATCCTGAAGTATCTGCGGGATATAAAAATGGAAGGGTGAAAAGAGAATGGAAAGTGGAGGTAGACAGATGAAAGATATACTGTTCCGGGCAAAATTAAAAGATACGAATTACTGGGCAGAGGGATTCTATTGCAGTATGAGAGAGACGACATACTGTTGCGAGGAAGATTATAAACGGCATCCTGTACCGTTGCATCATCTGATTGCAGTGGACGAAATGACAGACTGGGGTATGCCAAACAGATTGCGACTGTATGAGATCAACCCGGAAACATTATGCCAGTATACAGGATTGTGTGATAAGAATGGTAAGAAAATCTGGGAAAATGACATTGTACAGTATGGGGAATATACGGCTGTTGTCAGACATGGAAAATATACAGCAGGATTTTATGTTGATTTTCCAGAGGAAACAAATTACAGAAAAGATCTGGGCTACTGGTATAAAAAAGTAAGTGTGATCGGCAATGTGCTTGAAGATACAAAAGGAAACCGTCTGGAATCCCATACGGTTAGCGAGCCCGGATGGATCCCGGTGACAGAGAGATTGCCGGAAAATGATAGTTATGTGCTGATGTCGTTTGAAAATTTCTCTCTTCCATTGGTTGGGAGATACGTGGATGATGAAGAATTAGGCGGTGCATGGTATTTTGAGGATTACTTCGGCGAAGATATCTGTCTGGCGAACGACCTGTTCGTCAATGCCTGGATGCCGCTGCCGAAGCCATACAGGGAGGATGAGTAGAATGATGACCTGCAGTGATTGCCTGTGTTATTACTGCCTCTACTACTGGTCGGAGCGATATCCATACGGAGGGTGTTATGACGATCACAGAGCACAGGCAGATCCATACACGGATCATTATCCGGAAAGGCATCTGTGGTCAGACAGTCATAAGCCAGGAGAGCAGGCACACTGGTGCAGGGGCGGCAACTTATATCCGACAGAAGAATGCCCATATTTCGAACAGTATGAAGGGCAGAAAATAGAACAATGTTACCGTGCAATGATTTCCACGTTCCAAGATGGATACCAATCGTGTCCGATGATGGTGAATGGAACATGCGAAAAATGTCTAAGAGAGCTGAATGAGGCTATACAAGGAGGAAAAGAACAATGAGCTATAATAAGAATTGTAGCACATGCAGATACCACGACAGCAGAGGGATCTGTGTGTGCCCGAAGAGTGAAGAGTTCAGAGATGTTACAGTGAACACATACTGCTGTGGACAATACGAAAGAAGCTGGAAAAAAGCCATGGTTGAGGCGTTCATGAAAGGGGCGAGAAGATGAAGGATGAAAGCAGCTGAGAAGAACGCCAAACGGCGGGTACATTATAACCATCTGGAGCGTGCAGTGGATGCTGAGGCGGCTAAACGGTTCCAGGAGCAGACGGCTTTATGAACATACCGGACGGAAGAATGGTGTGTCCGGTATGCAAAGAAAGAGTATTGACCAGAAAAGGAGAACAGACAATGAAAGCAAGAACAATCAGAGAAACAGAGTACACATGGGAGCAGATCGAGGAGATCCTGGCAGCAGGTAAGGCAAGAGAAACATTCGGAGAAGATGGACAGATCACAGTCCAGGTCGAAGGAATTGGAACGGCCCTGTTGAATATTCTGGACTACGACAAGGACAAGGCTGCGGATCCAGACATGCAAACAATGACATTGCAGTTTGCATGTCTTCCGTTCGATGAAATGCCATTCGATGAAAACGGCTGTAACAAATGGGAGAAGTCCAGCATTCGCAGAAACATGAACAGCATCGCCTTCAAGGAGAGATTCGAGGAAGGGTTCAGAAGACTCCTGGTTCCCGTACTGAAGGAGAACGGAGACAGAGAGGCAACACTGGACACGTTCTTCCTTCTGTCCGTGGAAGAAATGAATGACAAAGAAAAGAAGTATCAGCGGTTCAGATCAGAACGCGACTGCGTGAAAGTCAATCCGGAGCAGGAGACAGAGTGGCACTGGACAAGATCTGTGCACAGAGACTACGCGAACGGTACCTGGCTTGTGAACGCGTCCGGCTACGTCAGCTACGACAGCACAGTGTACAGCAATCGCTTCGCCCCGGCTTGCGTCATCGGAGCGAAAGCAATCAAATAATCAGTGCCCGCCACGCAGGGCACAGGAGATCGAAAAGGGCGGGAAGATGAGCGATGAAAGCAAAACACCGAAGAAACCGCAGGCTGTACTGAGCGTGTTTGGTGGAACAGCCTACGAGTGCCGAAACTGCGGCGATGAGGTGCAAAAGTATCTGCCGTATTGCCCGTGGTGCGGACAAATGCAAGATTGGAGTGATGTGGATGAATCATGAAGGATACCGTGATCCGACAGCAGACAGAGCCGTGCGAAAGGCGGATAAGATGCCGAAGCACATCAGAAAGATATTTGATGCGTTGAATACGGTTGTGAGTGTGCAGGGGATCAAAGTGACGGAAATCACTGACAAGCACACCGGAAGAAAGTGGAAACTGTGATACATACGAGGGGAGGCGATGCCGGTGGAAATGACAAGGGCAAAACTTGACGGGTATCGGAAACTGGTGCAGGAGATTCCGATACTGGAATGCGAGCTTAGGGAGCTGCGGCTGACAGATAAAGGCATGGGGAACAGTGTGATCATTAACGGAAAGAATGGATCGAAGAAACCGGAAAGTGTCGTGGGTTTTGATCATGAGCGATACAATCGGCGGAAAGAATCTTTGCAGCGGAAGAAAGAGGAAGCCAGAGCAATCCGTGAATGGATCGAGGCAATAGAGGACGGACAGACAAGATGTGTGTTCCGGATGTTCTACGTGGATGGGATGACCTGGGAGCGGATCGCAAGCAAGACCGGACACAGCAAAAGCCCGGATTATCCGCGGCTGATGATAAGGGATGCATACCTGAAAAAAAAGAAGATAAAATAAAAAAAGTTCGTTTTATTCGGATTATTCGTTTTATAATACAATGGAAGCCAAAGGCGGAGTTGCCGCTGCTGAATAATCATATTAATTCCTTTTCATTGTGGTAAGCACTTGCATACAGATGCAGGTGCTTATTCACGTTCGGGGGTGGTGTATATGGAGAAAGAGATGTTGGACTGGATCACGCAGCTGATTCGGGAAAATGATGTACACAGATTCTATGCATCACCGGTCTGGAGAAAGAAACAGGCACAGATACTGCGTGAAAACCATTATGAGTGCGAAAGGTGTAAAAGGAAAGGGCTTGTCGTAAGGGCGAGAACCGTGCACCATAAGAAGTATCTGCGGGAACATCCGGAGCTGGCACTGGAGGATGAGAACTTGGAACCGATCTGTGAACGGTGCCATTATGAGGAGCATCATAAGAAACGCAGGTTTATCAATGAGGAGCGATGGTAGAAGGAGCGGTGGCAGGGCATCCCCCCGGCCGAAAAAAATGAAAAAACTCTGGGGAACCGGTGACCGGGGAGGGGGCTTGTATCCGGAGAAATTTTGAAAAAACTGAAAAAGTTGGGTGGTGAAGGCAAAATGGCAAGGAAAAAGAGCGAGGCGGCACAGAGACGAAAAACGCTGGAAAGCCTGAAAAATGCACTGGTTTCGAATAAGCTGTCTGAAAAATTTTTACAGGATAAGGTAGATGAATATATGTCATTTTACGATGATTTATCGTGGATTAATGAGACACTTATTGCACTGAAATCGTCCGGAAACTGTTCCATAAAGGTATACACGGATGCCACTGCCGAAAAACGCCGGATCTCATCCGAGATGCGTAACATCTTACGCTTCCTGGGATTGAAGCCACAGGATGTGAACCTGACGGGCGGTGAGGACGATGAGGAGCTATAGCCCATACATTGACCCTTATCTGCGTAAGATCAAAAACAATGAGGTCCTTCATTGCCAGGAACAGGAGCTTATGATCGACAATCTTGTAATCCCTGTGCTGGAACGTGAAGATGTCATTATCGATAACGAAAAAATAGAAAAAGGATTATCCCTGCAGAAGTACTTCCCATATCGTCTGATCGAATGGGAGGTTTTTTTGTTTGCCCTGATCGTCGGAGTGTATTTTACAGACGGCGATATCGTTTTCAATGAAATCCGCGTAATGGTAGGACGCGGAAGCGGGAAGAATGGTTTTATTTCTTTCCTGTGCTTTTACTTCCTATCGCCGTATCACGGGATACGCGGTTATAACATTGACTTGATGGCAAATGCCGAGGACCAGGCGAAAACGTCATTCAAAGATGTTTACGAGGTGATCACAGATCCGGTGGAAGCAAAGTATAAAAGCGTCCTGAAGAAGAACTATCATGCAACCAGGGAACTGATTACAGGAAAGGATACAAAGTCAGAACTGCGTTACAACACTTCTTCGAAGCGTGGCAAGGACAGCAAACGTACTGGCTGTATCATTTTCGATGAGAAACACGAGTACACGGATGTGCAGAACATGAACACGCTGAAATCCGGACTTGGAAAAGTCTGGCACGGCCGTATCATCACGATCACAACGGATGGGCACATCAGGGGAGCGGTACTGGATCAGGAGAAGGAACAGAACAGGGCAATCCTGAAAGAATATAATCCACTGAACCGTACACTGGTATTCTGGTGCCGTATCGAGAAAGAAGAGGAATGGAATCAGATTGATAAGCTGGTCAAGGCGATACCGAGTCTGAATGATTTCCCAAGTCTTCGGACTACGATACAGAAGGAAATCATTGATATGCCATACAACATGGATTATTACCCAGAGTATATGGCAAAGCGGTGCAACTATCCGATCGGCAATAAAGAGGTGGAAGTTGCCACATGGGAAGACATCAAGGCAGCCACAAGCCAGGAAATACCTGATCTGACAGGAAGGAACTGTGTCGGAGGCGTGGATTATGCAAAGACGAACGACTTTGTGGTTTGTGGTCTGACATTCCACGTAAAGAGCAAGGTGTATTACATCCAGCATACCTTTATCTGCCGAAGCTCCCGTGATCTTCCGGGCATTAAGGCACCGCTTCAGGAGTGGTGTGAAAAAGGAGACGCAGAGATGGTGGACGATGTGGAGATTCCGCCGCATCGGGTGACCGGATGGTTTGAGAAAATGGGACAGACATATAACATCCTGAAGATTGCGATCGATAACTTCCGTTACTCACTGCTCAATTCCGAGTTTAAGAAGATTGGGTTTGATGCGTTTGAACGGAAGAATATCCTGCTGGTACGGCCGAGCCATATCATGCAGGCAGCACCGATCATCAATTCTTTGTTTATCAACCATAACATCGTGTTTGGAGATACGCCGATCATGCGGTGGTATACCAACAACACAAAAAAGCAGATGGACAGCAACGGCAATATCACGTATGGAAAGATTGAGCCGAATTACCGGAAGACAGATGGCTTTATGGCATTTGTCAACACGATCGTGATCTTGGATGAAATACCGGAAGAAATTGACTATAAAGAGATTGACTTTGGCGTATACACCTATTGAGAGGAGGTGAAAAAATGGGGTTCTGGAGCTGGCTGAAAGGTAAAACGCTTGGAGGAAAAAGCGTTGAAGTTTCTATGGAAACGCTTCAGAAATATGTGGATCAGGAGAAGATGGCGAAGCTTGTCATGGAAGAGTTTACGATCCATGCGGCGATCAATCTGATCGCAAACTGTATTTCAAAGTGTGAATTTAAGACCTATTCCGGAGGAAAAGAAAATAGTGGGGAAGAATATTATGCATGGAATTTTGAACCGAATCTGAACCAGAATGCAAGTCAGTTCCTGCAGGAGCTGGTGGCGAAGCTGTTATATAACAACGAGTGTCTGGTGATAGAGTCCAAGGGGCAGCTTATGATTGCAGAAGGGTTTGTGAAAGAAGAATATGCATTAAAAGAAACTGTATTCAGCCATGTGTACCGGAAAGGACTGACGTTCGATAGGACATTCCGAATGTCCGAAGTGCTGTATTTCCGCCTGAGCAACAAAAATATCCGAAGCCTTCTGTCAAATCTGTGTGCGGGATATGATGAACTGTTGAATGAAGCGGTGGATAAATACGAAAAAGCAGGCGGAGAGAAAGGAACATTGAAGATCGATGCGATCGCAAGCGGTAAAAAGTATGGAGAACGGAGCTTTGAAGAAGTCTTTGAAGACCTGATGAACAACCGTTTTAAGACATTTTTCAATAGCAGGAGTGCAGTTCTTCCGTTGTTTGATGGGTTTAATTATACAAAACAGGCAGCAGAACAGAGTAAAAAATCTACTTCGGAGGTTAAGGATATCACAGATATTCTTGATGAGATTGTAGAAACGGTAGCACGGGCGTTTTCCATACCGGTGTCCCTGCTGAAAGGCGATGTGTCGGATGTGGAGAAGATCACAAGGAACTTTCTTACGTTCTGTATCGATCCGCTGTGCGAGATGATACAGAAAGAGATCAACCGGAAACGGTACGGCAGGAAGGAGATCCAAAAAGGGAACTATCTGAAGATTGACACTACGGCCGTTATGCATATTGATGTCTTTGACATTGCCGAGAAGATTGACAAGCTGATCGCAAGCGGTATGTACTGCGTTGATGAACTGCGTCAGAAACTTGGTGATGCAGAACTGGGAACGGAGGAAAGCCAGATGCACTTTATTACGAAAAATTATACGGAATTATCCGAGGTTTCGGATGTGAAAGGGGGTGACACAGGGTGAGAAAGAAGACAAAGTACCGTTTTGAACAGATGGCGGGGCAGGGAGTGGTCAAGCTCTATATTTACGATGATGTGACGGCTTATGGAAATTTCAACTGGGAGACCTGGGAATATGATGACAGCGAAACCAGTGCCAATTATTTCCGGGAGCAGCTGGCGGCGATTCCGGAAACGTCTACGATTGAGCTTCATGTCAACAGCAATGGCGGAAGTGTGAAAGAAGGGATTGCGATCTACAATCTGCTGAAACAGCACAACGCAGAAAAGGTCTGCTATGTGGATGGATTTGCGTATTCAATCGCAAGCGTTATCTGCATGGCATGTGACAAGATCGTTATGGGGCTTGGCACATCGATGCTGATCCACAATATGGCGATGTCCGTATACGGCGATGCACAGACACTGCGGAAATGTGCAGATGATCTGGACGTTCTGATGGAATCCAACCGCAAGATCTACATGGAACGAGCCAAGAACCTGACAGAAGAACAGCTGACCGAGATGATGGACAATGAAACATTCCTGACACCGCAGCAGTGCCTGGAATATGGTTTCTGTGATGAGATCGCAGAGTATCAGGCAGACCAGAATAAATTAAACCAGCAGGCAGCAGAAGAAATCCGGCACCTGCGGCAGGAGCTGTCGGCGATGAAAAGCTTCCGTGAGGAGATGAAACAGTTTCCGCCGGCGAAAAAGAAAGAGCCATTTCCGGGAAATCCAGAAGGAACACCGGGAACAGAACAGGGCAAAGAACAGAAAGTACTCAAAATGCTGAGTGCTTTTTTTGATGCATTTAATAAGGAGGAATAGGATGAAAAACAAAGATCTGTTGAAAGAAGAAAACAAAGAACTGATGCAGGCACTTTCCCAGGCATTGAAGGAAGATGATGATGATGCGATGGCAGAAGCCTTTGCGGCGTTTGCGGAAGGTGTGCAGGAACGAATCATGGAAGAATACAAAGACCTGCGTCAGAGCAAAGATGCTACGATCCTTGCATCACGCGGAATCAGACAGCTGACAGGGGAAGAGAAAACATTTTACCAGGCATGGATTGATGCGGCAAAATCTGCAAATCCAAAGCAAGCATTGATCGACATCAACAAAGCAATGCCGGAAACGATCATTGATGAAGTAATCGATGATATGCGTGAATCCCATGAACTGCTGTCAGAGATTGACTTTATCAACTGCCAGGGAGCAGTGAAGATGATCATCAATGCAGACAATATCGACCTCGCAACCTGGGGAGCGTTAAATTCTGCGATCAGCACAGAACTTGCAGGAAAGATTGACCTGCTGAACATGACACTGGCAAAGCTGACCGCATTTATCCCGGTGCCGAAAGATATGTTCGTCCGTGGACTTGGACCGGAGTGGCTGGATAATTATGTGAGGATCATTCTTTCAGAAGCAGCTTCAGCCGGTCTGGAAAAAGGCATCCTGAAAGGGACAGGAAAAGACCAGCCGATCGGCATGTGCAAAAACCTGGACGGTGCGGTGACGCAGGGCGTGTACGCAGATAAAGCAAAAGTGTCATTGAAAACGCTGGAACCGAAAGAATATTGTGCAGCAGTAGCACCGCTGGCAAAGAAGCCGGACAGCGTTGGCGGTTACCGTACCGTTCCGGAAGTCATGCTGGTGGTCAATCCGGTAGATTACATCCAGCGTGTGGTTCCGTCTTCTACAGTACGTGCCACAGACGGAACCTATAAGAACAACATCTTCCCATATCCGACCAAAGTAGTACAGTCTGCCGCACTGGATGAAGGGGAAGCAATTATGGGTATTGCCAAAAAGTATTTTATGGGTGTTGCAGCAGGTGATTCCGGCATGATCGAGTATTCTGACGAATACCAGTTCCTGGAAGATAACCGTGTATACATCACAAAACTTTACGGAATGGGCCGTCCGAAAGATAACAATGCATTCCAGTATCTGGATGTATCGAACCTGCAGCCGGCACCGATGAAAGTGGAGATCACAAACACGGTGGACAATCCGGTGAACACAAAGGCGAAAGCGTAATTTATGAAGGTCGAGAAAATGTTGCAGGATACCAGGAATTATCTTGATATCACGTATGAAGACAATGATACCGATGTAAAGCTCCTTGGCATTATCAGGCGTGGTGCAGACTATCTGGACAGGGTAGCCGGAACGCCGCAGGATTATGATACAGATTCTGCGGCAAAATCCCTGCTCCTGGATTACTGCAGGTATGCAAGGAATAATGCCCTGGAGCTGTTTGAACAGAATTTCAGAGCGGAATTGATCATGCTGAGAATCGGGGTGCAGACAGGTGAGTATGCAGAACGACAAGAGTGATTTCCAGACCTATAATGACGGCATCTGCCATTTTCATGAAATAGATGAAGATGGCAGACCAGAAAAAGAAGTGGAGCGACTCCGTTATCAGGAACGCACGGTCGGTGTCAGGCGGTATTATGAAGCAATGACGGCAAAAATGCAGATTGACCGCCTGATCCGTGTACCATTCCGGGAAGATATCACCACAGGACATTATGCCGTTATAGCAGGGCAGACGTATAAGATCCAGCAGGTGCAGACGATCGCAGATTGCAGACCGAAGTCTATGGATATATCCCTGCAGAAGATCCGGCAGAGAGGAAGATGATATGGCACAGTTTGAGTTACATGGTTTTGATGACCTTATGATGCAGCTTGACCGGCTTGGAAGGACGGATGAGGTCGCACCAAAAATGCTGGAAGAAGCGGTGCCGATCCTTCAGGAGGAAGTTGTCAGCCAGGCAGAAAAGCACAGAGATACCGGTGAGATGGCAGCGTCCATTAAACCAACAAAAGTAACGAAAAGTGCAGATGGTTATCGTGTGGTTGTCCGGCCGACCGGGAAAGCATCCGGAAGAAATATCCGAAATATGGAAAAACTGGTTTACCTGGAATATGGTGTCCGGGGAAGACCGGCGACTCCGGTTCTGACAACCGCTGTGTTAAATGCAAGACCGGATGTGATTCGGAAAATGCAGGAAGTATTTACGAGGGAGATGAGCCTGTGAAGTCAGATGAGCTGTTAAAGAAAACCCTGGAGCAGACCGGACTTCCGGCAAAGTACCAGGAATACCGGGGAAGCAAAGAAGTGTACCTGGTGTACAACGAAGAAGATGAACGCAGCATCGCCCATGCAGATGACAGGCCGCAGGCGGTGTCAATCTGGTGGCAGGTTCATCTGTTCGCCCCAGAAGATTATGATTTCCGGGGTATGAAGAGAAGACTGCGTGCCCTGCTCCTGGAAGCAGGTTTTGCAGTGCGTGACGCAGTGACATTGTTTGAAAAAGAAACAGGAAGTATACACGTGATCTTATCGTGTAATATGACAGAAGACATGGAGGATGAAACATGGCAAAAATTGGATTAAAATATCTGGTAGCAGCAAAACTGAATGAAGACGGAACTACATACGCAAAAGGATTTGTAGTTGCGAAGGCGATCAAAGCGAATATCACTGCAAACAGCAATGATGTAAAGTTATATGCAGATGATGGAGTATCCGAATCCGATAAAAGCTTTAAGGATGGCAATATTTCCCTGAACGTGGATGACCTGACACAGAAAGTATATGCGGATCTGCTTGGTCATGAGTATAAAGCAGCAAACAGCGAGGGAAACGAGCCGGAGACCGTTGTTGCATCAGCGGATGATATTGCACCGTATCATGGTGTCGGATTCTATGGACGCGTAAGACGGAACAACAAAGACTCGTTCCTTGCAAAATGGCTGAAAAAAACACAGTTTTCTGAGCCGAACGATGAAACAGATACCAAAGGAGAGACGGTGACGTTCCAGACACCGACCATTGAGGGAACGGTATTTCAGATGAGTGACGGAACCTGGAAAGAGCAGGCAGAATTTACAGAGGAATCAAAAGCGGTAGAATGGCTGAACAAGAAAGCCGGAATAGGGGCATAATTATGAGTGATATGAATCCAAAAGGGGAATTGCTGGTGATTGGATTGGAGGAAAGACATCTCCTCCTGAACATCAATACGATCGCAGAGATTCAGGATCATTATGATATGACACTGGATGAAGTAGTAGGAATGCTGACAGATAAGCGTGAGGCGGTAAAAGTACTGCGTACAGTGGTCACGATCCTGTTGAATGATGAGGCAGACCGGAAGAAAAGGGAAGGCTATGAACTGAAACATTACACGGAACAGGAAGTCGGGTGGCTGATCACACAGGAAAATGTCTCGGAAGTACTGCTTACCGTACTCAGGGCATATGGGCTTTCACTTCCGGAGCCGGATGAATTCGAATCCCCAAACGTGACGAGCGGGCAGACAGGATAAATGTCGCCCGCATTTTATATATCGGATGCAAGTTGCTGAATTTTTCCCAACAGGAAGTGTTTGACATGACGCTTCGCAAGTTTTTCCTGATCTACAACGAATATCTGGAAGCGAACGGTTTAAAGGAGCAGGAACTGACCGTGGACCAGGTTTTCTGAGTGAAAACCTGGCCGGTCCTTTCGATACCGCTTGACTTTTGTATATATGAAATCGTATAATCTATATAAAAGTAAGGAGATATCCGACACAGGAGAAAAGGAAGGGGAATGTAATATGGATCTTGATATTGGAAGACTGGTTCTGGCAGCAGCTATCATTTTTTTGCCGATGTACTTCTTTCAGAAACTGGCAGACTGGAACACGGTAAATCAGAAGATCGACCATCCGGATATGGATGAACAGAAGTTAAAACAGATCGGCACAGAGAACCGGCTGGTTGGCTTTGTGGTGGCAATGATTGTATCCGGGATAGCACTTTTGGTTTCTATGGGATTTATGTTTCTGCTGGTTATGGTCGCTTTGTATATTGTCCTGATCTTCCCATTATTTAGAATTATGAGAAGAAAAAGGAAATAAGAATCAAATATATAGTGTGTAAGTAAAAAGCATCCGAAAATGATCGGATGCTTTTTTGCGTGGAGGAAACAAAATGGCAGACGGAAAAACATTTGACATTGGTGCAAGTATCAAGCTCGAAAATGATAAGGAGTTCCGCGATGCAGTGACGGGGATCAATAAGTCCATCCGGACACTGGACTCGGAACTGAAGCTTGTCAGTGCACAGTACGAGGGAAATGCGAACAGCATGGAAGCCCTGAGCAGAAAGCAGGAAGTGCTGAACCGGTTGCTGGATGAGCATAAGAAAAAATCAGAAGCGACAAAGACGGCACTGGAAAATGCGAAAGCTCAGAGGGAACATCTAGGAGAGACGCTGGAAAAAACACTTCAGCAGTTTGACCAGGAAAGGGAAAAGCTGGAGGAAGTAAAGAAGATTTACGGCGAGACATCAGATGAGGCAAAAAAGCAGGAACGTGTTGTGGCGGAGCTGGAAGCCGGGATCAGCAAAGGCAATGAACAATATGACAAAGCCGGAAACAAAGTCCAGGAATGGCAGACGAAACTGAACACGGCAGAAGCACAGGTGATCAAGGCGACTTCTGCGGTCAACAGGAATGCCGCATATCTTCAGGAAGCACAGGAAGCAACGGATCACTGTGCACAGAGTATTGACCGGTTTGGTAATGCCATGCAGCAGGCAGAAGAAGCAACGGACACTTTTGGTGATATGGTCCGGGCGAATTTTACGGTCAAGGTTGCGGAGACAATTCAGGATGTTCTTTCGGAAATCGGTTCCGGAGCATATGAGAGTGCCACGGAACTGAAAAAAGCAGAAAACCAGATCGAAGCCAGTACGAACCTTGCCGGAAAAGCTTTGCAGGATTACAAGGAGACACTGAAAGATGTCTATTCGGACAATTATGGTGACGGACTCGATGATATTGCAGAGACGATGCAGAAGATGGTGCAGAACATCGGGGAACTGAATAAAGCGGATCTTCAGAACGTGACAGAAAGTGCAATCACATTGCGTGATACATTCGACATGGATATGGACGAAAACATCCGTGGTGCTAAGAATCTGATGTATCAGTTCAACCTGACGGCAGTAGAAGCATTTGACATGATCGGCAAGGGAGCAAAAGAAGGCCTGAACTATACGGATGAGCTGGGGGACAATGTTTCGGAGTATGCCGGAAATTTTGCACAGGCAGGGTATTCTGCATCGGAATACTTCCAGCTGCTGAAAAACGGCAGTTCGAACGGAGCTTACAACCTAGATAAAGTCAACGATGCGATCAACGAGGTTACGAATCGCCTGGCAGATGGCACGATAGAAGGAGCGTTGTCAAGCTTTGGCACAGAGACACAGAATGCTTTTCTTGCATGGCAAAATGGAAGCGGAACGCAAAAACAGGTCATTGATTCGATTGTGCAGGATATCCGGAACTGTACCAACGAGCAGGAAGCCCTGACCATGGCAGCTACCGCATTCGGAACCATGGGAGAAGATTCAAACCTTAAGTTTGTTCAGTCTTTAACCAGTGTCGGAAATACCTTTGATACGGTCAAGGGGACGATGGAAAGCATCAAAAATGTAAAATATGATGACATCAACAGCCAGATCACGGAGATTAGCCGGTCGATACAGATGCAGATCGGGGATCAGATCAAGAACCTGCTTCCGTATGCAAAAAGTGGGCTGAAAATGGTTTCTGAGAATCTGGTGCCGATTGAAAGCGGGATTGTGGGACTTGGCACGGCAATCGGAGTATGGAAAGTACTACAGAACGAAGCATTCCGTTCGGCGATACTTTCTGCTACAGCATATATTACTTCTCTGGAGGGAATGACCGTTGCGACAAAGATACAGACCGTTGCAAACACGGCGTTAAATGCCGTGATGAATGCGAATCCGATGGTACTTTTTGCGTCAGCAGCAGGCGTAGCGGCGGCTGCACTGGTTGCATTATGGGCAACGTCCGATGATATCAAGACGGAAAGTGAAGAACAGGCCGGAAAAGTAAAACAGCTTACACAGGAATATAAGGATCTGAAAAAAGCGAGTGATGAAAGCCGGGAAGCCTTTGAGGAGACAAAGAACAGTGCAGTAACCGAGAGTGAATCCCTGCAGGTCATGGCAGATAAAGTATATGCCCTGGCAGAAAGTGGGGATGCTCTTGGCAGCAGTAAGACAGAGATTATGGCATATATCGACCAGCTGAACGAAGCGATACCGGGACTGAATCTTGCATTTGATGAACAGACCGGAAAGCTGAACATACTGAAAGGTACGGTGGACAGCTATATTGATTCCATGAAGCAGAGTGCGATCAGTGATGCGTATGGTGAACAGATGAGCGATGTTGCCGAGCGGATCGCACAGGCAAATCAGAACCTGACTTCTGCGATGACAGAAAAAGTGAAAGCGGAAGAACGGCTGAAACAGATCGAGGAAGAGAGAAATAAACTGCTGACAGATAACGAAGACCTGACCGGTACAGCCGGGGCAAGACTTGGCGAACTTAACACAGAAGAAGCACTCCTCCGTGAAAATATCCGTGAAAGCAATAAAAACATCGACCAGTATAACGGTTATATCAAAGATGCACAGGATGAGCAGGACCAGCTGGGAAAAGAGATGGAGCAGACAGCGAAATCTATGGGACTGTTGACCGATGAAACAGAAGCGAATACGAAAGCATCCAAGGAAAATGTTATAACGGCTCAGGAAGTCACAGCATCGACCAAAACCACAAAAGAAGCCCTGGATAATCTGAAAGAGAAGTTCAAAGAGACAAAAGAAGAGATCCGTGCAGGACTGGAAGAAAAGATCAACCTGTTTGATGTGTTTGACGGCGGCGATGACCTTTCAGTGGATACGATGGCAACAAATATGGAATCTCAGCTGGAAGGAATCCAGAAGTATAAAGAAAACCTGGAAAAGCTGAAAAGCGTTGTTGGTGATACGATCGCACCGGAATTTATGCAGTACATCGAAGATATGGGGCTGGAAGGTGCAAACCTGGTCAAAAACCTTGCTGATTCTATGGACAGTGAAGATGCAAAAGCAAAGCTGAAGAAAGCATCGGATGATTACATGTCCTATCTGGATGAATCCGAAGCGATTGCAAAGACCGGTGCGGCAAATAAAATGGCATTGAGTGCGGCACTTGGTGAGCTTGGTTCCACAAAGGCGGATTTTTCAGAGCTGAAAAAATCCGTAAAGGAAGCAGCAAATTCCACGGCAGCAGGATGGAGCGACCTGGCAGAAAGAACGAAGGAGTCTTTGAATGAGACGATTAAGACAGCCCGGGAATGCGGAATCCAGATTCCAGAAGGACTCGCAGATGGCATTAAATCAGGCACGGTATCTCCGGAGGAAGCGATAGCCCAGTTAAAAGGCGGCATCCAGGGACAGTTTGAATATTTTTCAAAACTGGCAAAACAGGCTGGCATTACAGTACCGGAAGGACTGAAAGAAGGTATTTCACAGGGCGGTGATGCGGCAGTACAGGCGATGCAGCAGTTATATGAAATGCTTGCCGGTACACAGCAGCAGGCAGAAAAAACATCACAGGAAGCCGGAAAGAAAAACACACAGGCGGTTGGAACCGGTGCAGAGCAGGCATCCGGTGAAGTAAACCAGAAAGTGTCATCTGTTATGAGCCAGGCGACAACGACTGCGGGAAGTTACAGCGGATCGTTCCAGAACGTAGGCTATAATATGATGTCAGGTGTAGCAATCGGTATGAATTCTGGTTCCGGTCTGGTATACGACAAAGTACAGCAGATCCTGAATGAAGCAAAGAACCGTGCAAACAAGACAACGGATTCACACAGCCCTTCAAGAGTGTGGCGTGATCAGGTTGGCCTGTATATGCCGCAGGGTGTTGCTGAGGGTATTACGAAAGGAAAACAGGACGTAACGGACGCTGTTGTAGATATGGCGGAGAGTGCCCTGACAGCGGCACAGGAAACATTGGAGATTCATTCCCCATCGAAAAAATTCAGAAAAGCAGTAGGAAAAGAGATACCTGCAGGTGTGACACTGGGCATCAAAGAGGGGACGGGGGATGCCAAAAAGGAAGCCAAAGAATTTGCCAGGGAAGTTTTTGAATCTGCCAGGGATCATTTAAACGATCTGCAGAAAAACAACGCCAATTCCATGAACACGACACTTGCGGATATTAACTGGTACTGGGACAAAATCCTGAAGAGGTCAAAAAAGAAAGGAAAAAAATACTATGCTGCCATGAAAAAGCTTGTAAAAGAAGAGAAAAAAGCATTAAAGCAGCAGCGTATTTCAGAAGGACTGAGTGCACAGGAGTCGGCTCTGGATGCTTATAAAGTATACTATGGTGTATCATCAAAGGCAGAGATGCAGTACTGGGATGCTGCCAGAAAAAAATATGAAGAAGGTACAGACCAACGCCTAGAAGCAGATAAGAAATATTATGAAGCCAAAGCAGACTACACCGATAAGCTCAAGGAACTGGAAGATGATTACAAGGATAAGTGCAAGGAAACAAATGAAAAGCTGGAAGAAGACCTGAAGGAAATACAGAAGAAATATGATGAGACGCTTACGGAACGTAAAAAAGCAATCAAGGATGCATTTGGACTGTTTGATGAGTTTGTAAGTGAATCAGATGGACCGGATACGCTTCTTTTTAATCTTCAATCCCAGGTAAAAGGCTATCAGATGTGGGTGGATCAGCTGGCGGAGCTGGAAGGCAAGAGCATCCTTGGAGATGATTTTCTGACAGAACTTAGGGAGATGGGACCGGATGCCACGGCAACCATCGTGGCACTGAATCGTATGACGGAAGAGCAGCTGAAACAGGCACAAAAGGCATACGCAGAAAAGAACCGGATTGCAGAGGAACAGGCAGCACGTGAGACAGAAAGCCTGAAACAAGAAACAGAGAAAAAACTGGAGGCAGCACGTGAAACAGCCGCGAAAGAATTGGAAAAGTATAAGAATGATTATACGGAAGCCTGCAAGAAACTTTCCAAAGATATTGACGATAATCTGAAAAAACTGGCTTCAAAAGCATACAAAGGCGGTGTCGATGCAGTTGCCGGACTGATCAAAGGGATTACGGATGCAGTAGCGGCAAAAGACACAGATACCGAATTAACACGCCTGGAAGCTACCTTTGCGGAAAGTAGCAGCTCATCGCCGAAAACGAAAAAAAATACGAAGGCATCAACCCCTGCGGTTTCAGCAGCTTTCGAAAAAGCAAAATCCGGCACAGCAAAAGCAGCAGAATATCTTGGAATTAAAAATACTGCGGAACGATTACAAAACCTTATCAAAGCTACAGCAAAGAATATGAATTTAAATACCTCTTCTGCATCCATACATACATTACGGTCAAACAACGTTGCAAAAGCAAAATCCATAGACAGTGATATACTGAAAAATACAGAACGGGCACTTACTGAAATACAAAAAGAGGTAAAAAGCATAAAAAACATGGGGATCTATCTGGACGGTGACTTGCTGGCAGGCAGGCTTGCGGAACGGATTGGATCAGAACTTGCAAACATTGCATTTAATACAAGGTAGGAGGAGAACATGAAGATCAATGGGAAAACAGTAGCAGAGGAATATGATCTGGAACAGTGGAACGTTGAAATGAGTTATGGAGAGGTTACGAATGAAAGCAGCTGGGAACCTGGCTGTCCGGTGCCAATTCTGCTGGAAAGTGAATTTGGCATGAAAAAGATCAAATTGTCCATGCTTGCAAAAGGGAGCAGTCGTGGTCTGATCTGGGAAAAATGCGAAAAGATTATCGCAGAACTTGCAAAGCCTGCAGTCTTGGAACTGGAAGGCTTTAACCATAAATATAAAGTGGTCCTTACAAATGCCCAGCAGGTAGAGAGCAGCATCAAACGTTTTCATAAGGCAGTTCTGGAATTGATAGGCTATGAATTTGGTGAGCATCGAACCGTTACGATAAAACCGGGACAGAAACTGTGGCTGGAGAATAATGGGACGGTCTATGCACCACTGAAGATCACAGTGAACCAGAACAGGCAGTATGAACCAAAGAATACCATTTATCTGTATTACATAGATGATGAGATCACGGGAACATCCAATTCTGTGATGGTTGGAAGCTTTTTGTTTGAGGGAAAAACGGAACGCCTGATGTTTGATGCATCAAATGGGAAAACGGAGGAAAAGATGGTGAACGAAGAAAAGACAACAGCCGGAGGACTGCAAAAGATAGAAATCTTTGATATTCCACGAATCAAACCGGGAGGTATGTATTTTGCATGCAAACAGTCAGGAGGAAGTGCAGATACAACAGTAACCATAGAGTATGAGGAACGTTATATCTAGGAAGGAGAGCCATGGATACAAAAACAATTATCAAAATTATTTCTGCTTCCAGAACAAAAGAATATTACATCACACAGCGAAAAGATTTCAAGATTGAAACGATACTGGACAGTGCAGATGCATCGGTAGCGTTTTCTGTTCCTGATCAGGTGTATCCCATCACATGTGAAAGTTATGTAGTAGTGGAGCATCAGGAGTATATTGTCAAGGAAATTTCACCAGTTAAAAATGGATATCGTGATGTGAAAGCAATCCTGAATCTGGAAGATCTGGAAGGAAAGCTGTTTTCGACATATGAAAAGAAAGCGACCGCAGAAGCACATTTAGAGGAAGCACTGAAAGATACCGGCTGGAAGCTCCGGTGTCAGTTGGATGATAATACCGAATTGACGATCGAAGATGAAAATACAACGGCAAAAGCGATCATTGATCAAGTGCGTGAGATTTTTGGAATCGAGGTCCGGTATGACACACAGAGTAAAGTATTGTATGCTGCCAGACAGATCGGGGACGATAAAGGAGTTGTATTCCTGAAAGGAGTCAATCTCCTGAAGACAGAGATTAAACGTGACACTTACAATTACTGCACAAGACTGTATCCGATCGGGAAAGATGGTCTGACTATCGAAAGTGTGAACAGCGGAAAGAAATACATTGATGCCGCAGGTGCAGAGAAAGTGGTCGCCCAGTACTGGGAAGATACTGCATATGAGACGGCAGAAGAGCTTCTTACTGCAGCGAGATATAAGCTGGCAGAAATGGCACAGACTGCAGTTACCGTGACGGTTAAAATCGTTGATCTTGCCGGTAAGAACAAAAATAAATATGCAATGTATGCGTTCGAGGTCGGAGATACAGCAAGTGTTGTGGATGTCAAAGAAAACGGAAAATATCGAGTAACAAAGAAAACGATATATCCGGATCAGCAGCATAAGAACACGGTACAGCTGTCAAACCGCAAAAAAAGCTTTGCGGACTACGCAAAACAGCTGAAAGCGAAGTCCTACGAAACGGATAAGATCATCATAAAGTTCAACCGTAATCTGGAAAACGTCCAGGCAGAAATCAAAGATATGAAAGAAAACCCACAGAAGAACGTGGAAGGAAATGCAGGGACATCAACGAAGCTGCAGACAGGGAGAAAGATAGAAGGAATGCTTTTTGATGGAACAAAAGACATCAGTCATTATGCGACCTGTTATACTTCGGCATCGACAGGGGCGAAGACCGCCAGCCTGTCAGACTTCAGTCTGGTTACAGGTGCAAGAGTCTGTGTTTGCTTCAATTATGGCAATACTGCAGCGAATCCAACGCTGAATGTAAATAATACAGGTGCGAAAGCGATCTATTACCGGAACGGAAATATTTCGGCAGAGCTGATCACGTCGTATACCGTGTTAGAGTTGGTATATACCGGATCTTACTGGTGCGTGATCGGTGTGATCGACAGACCGACAGCGTTATCAACAACAGCAGTAACTCCATCAGCAACAGGAAGCTGGTACTATTCTTCAGCAATCAGTTCCCTGGCGAATTATGATGAAATCCGTGTATGGCTGGAAATTGCCGATGGTGAAAAAGGCTGGATCACACTGACCAGAAAAGATGCGGCAGAGACAGTGCATACACTGTATCTTACAGCATCCTATAATGCACGCGTTCAGCTGAAATGGGATACAACAAACAATAAAGTGGGTGTATATGTCCGCAATATTGGATCTGGATGGACAGCAAACAAGGTAAGCGTGAAACGAATCGAAGGGGTGAGATAATGTTAAAAGCAGTATTTTCAAGATTCGGTGAAGAGATTGAGCTGACGGATGAATTATGGCAGTATGATTTCGGCCAGAAGATTCAGGTCACGGGCATCGAATTGCCGGATGTCTGCGAAGTGCATTTCCAGTATGATAACCTGACTGAAACAAAAACAGTAACAGGTTATAAACAGGAAGATGCACTGATCATCGATATACCGAATGAAGCACTGACAAGCAGGGGAATCATCAAACTGTATATCTATCTGGTCAGTTCAGAAGAAGGCAGAACAGTAAATGTTGCGATCATGCATGTGAACAGACGAATGAAACCAGAAGGATTTGAAGTTCCGGAAGATATTGACCTGTTCCACCACACACTGCTGGCAGCAAATGAGTATATGCAGCAAACTAAGAGTGCGAAAAAGTCTGCTGAGACAGCAGCAAATCAGGCGGAGGATGCGAAGAACGCCGCAGAGGCAGCTGCCGGATCAGCACAGGCAAGTGCCGATAAAGCAAAAACATCAAAAGAAAATGCAGAAACAGCAGCAAAAGTTGCAGAAGCAGCGAAAGCGGCAGCAGATGCAGATAAGGAAGCGGCTGAGGCCGCTCAGGCAAAAGCAGAGGCTGCACAGGTAGCGGCTGAGAACGCAGAGGTGGAAGCAAAGAAAGCACAAACAGCCACGGAAACAGCCCGGAGAGAGACAGAGACCGCAAAGGCAGCAGTAGAAACCATGCAGAGCACAGTAGCAGGCTATGCTGATAATGCCAAGAACGCGAAAGAAGCAGCTGAAACTGCGAAAGCAGAAGCCGAAACCGCAAAGAACGATGCAGTACAGGCAAAAGAAGCCGCTGAGAAAGCAAAGAGCGGAACGGAAGCAGATAGGGAAGTTACAGAAGCGGCATCAAAAGCGGCACAGGTAAGTGCAATTTCAGCGGAAAAGTCGGCAGAAAGAGCTGAGACGGCAAAAGAAGAAATCCAGGAATCAGCGGATCAGATCCAGAAGAATGCAATAGAAATTGATTCGCTAAAGGAAAATAAAATTGAAAAACCAGCCGAAACCCCAACTATCGGCAAAATCCTTCGGGTAAAATCAGTCAACGAAGATGGCACATTCATTTGTGAATGGGCTGACAGTGGTGGAAGTAACTTGGATGTGCGGATTAATGGCGAGAGTATTGTACAGAATGGAACCGCTGAGATACCTTTATGTACAAAAACAAAAGAAGCAGGATTAATTTCTATAGATACATATACTAGTAACGGCGGGCTGCATAGAGCAAATAATGAAACTGGATTAATTAGGATTGCTTCTGCTACAAATAATCAAATCGATGAGAGAAGAAACAAATTTTGCCCAATAGTCCCTGAAACCATTGACTATGCTGTTAAAGCGGCTATGTGTGACGGTAAAGGTGCTATGTGGACAGCAGATGAACAGACGGCTGCTAGAGAGAGGATGGGGGCTTGGACGGGAGACTGGCAAATAATCATGGATGAGACTTTAGCAGAACTAACACAAGAAGTCTCGTTTGAAGTCCCAGATGATACAAAAGAAATGATTTGCTATTTTAAAAGCGGAGCAGCACCTAAGGATGCTCAGGTATATTTACGTACAAGCAACAACGGCAGCAGTATCGCTGAAAGTTTCGCTTCATTTGGCGGATCATTATCTAATAATACGATTTCTATCGGTTGCCAAAAGATACAGTTCCTTAATTCACAATACGGCTTAATCGAATATAGCTATTTGTCGCATTCAACCCCATCGTCAGCAGATTATGCTCAACGAGCGGGAAAACCATCCTTATTAAGGATTGACAGCAAGCGTTTTGCCTTTCATTCGGTCGATATAAATGGTGGATATCCAGTAGAAACTCGATTGTTAGTGCTTGTTAGGAGGTAACGATGAAAGTAGCAGAATACAAACAAACAGGAACCCGTACAGAATCTTACACAGTAACCATTCCACCAGAATACGATGAAGAGGGTAACCTTATCTCTGGTGAGCATGAAGAAACCCGTACCCGTGAGGTACCAGTAATGGGAATGGTATACAGGGATATGACAGCAGAAGAAATTGCTGAAATGGAGAAGATACAAACAGAAATGCCTGAGCCACAACCGACCGCAGAGGAACGACTGGATAAAGTAGAGCAGTGCACTGATACACTTGAAAGTGCAACAGACGACCTTGTTTTAATGATGGCTGATTTGATTGGAGGAGAAGCATAATGAAAACATTGAACACACTTAAATTAAAAATCATGGTAAGAGCATTCCGCATCAGAATTAAGAACGGAGAAGTATTCGAGGACATTGCAGCGGATTATCCAGCATTGACAACAGATGATCTGGAAGCGATTCGAGAAGCACTGAATTTGGAATAATTAACTAAAGAGGGCTACGGTAAACTACCGATGCCACTCGTAACACAGTCTGCAGCTGCTTGCAAATGGAGATGGAGATGACTGCACATATGAATATTAATCGAGGAAGTATCATCAGAGCAGGACCGTAGAGGTCCATTTTTATTATAATTTTGTAACCATGAACGAAAAGAAGCCTTGTGTTGAGCGATACCAATGCCCACAAGACTTCTTAGATTGTTTCTTGGTTAGATACATATTAACACATCTGACCAAGAAAGGAAAGACTAACGAGGATGAAAAAAGAAATGTTATGTACTATCACGGGAGCAATCGGTGGGACGATTGCTTATTTTTTTGGAGGCTGGGATCAGGCATTGATGACGCTGATCATTTTTATGGCGATCGATTACATCTCCGGTCTGATCGTTGCCGGGGTATTCCATAACAGCAAGAAGACGGAATCCGGAACACTGGAAAGCCGGACAGGCTGGAAAGGTCTGTGCAGGAAATGCATGACGCTGCTGTTTGTTCTGGTGGCATACCGGCTGGATCTGGCAATCGGTGTGGATTACATCAGGAATGCTGTGATCATCGGATTTATGGCGAACGAACTGATCAGTATCGTAGAGAATGCTGGACTGATGGGCATACCGCTGCCGGCAGTGATCGCCAATGCGATCGACATACTGACACAGAAAGCAGAGAAGAAAGGGGACGCATGAGCGTCCTCTGAGAAAGGCAGGTAAAACTATGAGCTACAAAATCACAAACGCCATATCATCATCCAGGGTCCCGGCATGGGGAAACAAAAAGAAGTACATCGCAGTGCATTATCTGGGCGTGGTCGGCCAGGCACATGACCTGGCATCCGATGGATGCGGTGCCCACTTTTACATCTACTGGGACGGCACCATCTACCAGCGTTGCAGTCTGGATGCAGTGCCGTGGGCGGTAGGAACAGCCGGTTATTACACCCAGAAGCACCCGGAGGCCAACAACTACAACACGATCAGCATCGAGATGTGCTGCAAGTGTGACGGCAACGCTGCACTGGCATCTGACCCGAAATGGTATTTTACGAAAGAGACGCAGGAGGCCTGTGTATGGCTGGTAAGGCATCTGATGGGGCAGCTTGGCATCGCTGCAGACCATGTCCTGCGACACTATGATATTGTCAACAAGGTATGTCCGGCACCGTATGTGCACAACAACCACTATAAGACCAGTTGGACGTGGAATGAGTTCAAGAAAAAAATTGCCGGATCAGGTGACATTCTGCCAGCAACTGACAAACCATGGTACCGTGTCCGCAAGACCTGGAAAAATGAGAAAAGCCAGATCGGGGCATTTAAAACGCTGAAGAAAGCCAAGCAGTGTGCAGATCAGCATGCCGGTTATCATGTCTACAATGATGCCGGTAAAAAGATGTACACATCCGCCAAACTCCCATACAAGGTACAGCCCAAAAGCAACAACGTCCCAATCAGGACAGGACCGGCCAAAACTTACAGCAATGTGAAGAAGCTCCAGCCGGGAACATACATGATCACCGAGGAAAAGAACGGATTCGGCAGACTGAAAAACGGCTCAGGATGGGTGTATCTGAAGAAAGTGGAGAGGGTATAA